ACGTTCTTTTATTTCTTTTAGTTCTTGTTGCCAGAAACTTTGATTCTGTAAATCTTCTTCAGTAACATCACGCCAAGCACCTATTTCGCCTTCTTTTTTAGCAGGTAAACTGTAGTCAAGGAATTGTGTTTTACGTTTTTCCTTAGCTTCATGTTTCCAAAATTCTGGTATCCTAACTGATTTATATCTATCAAGGTTGCCTTGTACTATTTCTTTATATCTGCTAAGTTCACCCATTACTGCTGCTGGTGTACGCCCTTTTTCTGGTGTCGGATACATAGATTGTGCTACATCAGATCCATACACTATACGTGCTTTGATTTCATCAGCGTTATAAATTAATCCTTGTTCTGCAAGTCGATTAATATTCTGTAATTGATTCATTTGTACCTGTGCCTGTTGGTTGAATTGAAGCATCTCTTGTTTAGCTTTAGCATCTATTTCTCGCAACATATGGTTACTTTTAGTTGCACCAATAAATCGCTTACTTCGATTTACTTCTTTCCATTGGAGAGCATATTTATCTTGTATCTGTTGCCTACCAGTTTGTATCTGTTCATTGATAAATGATTCAGGTGTCAGATCACGCTGAGTAGCAGCAGGAAGTTGTTCATATGGTAGACCCCACCCCGGCTTTGCACCACCTGGTACTGTACCTGGTGTATGTCTGATTTCTAAACTATCTCCGTTTGGCATTTCATTCTCCTATACAAAAGCTATTTGATGATCAACACCCGTATCATCTCTGAACCATAATGTAGTAGGAACATCGTTTTTAACCCAAATTTGACCCCAACCTGAATCTATAGTTCCAGATGTAGTATTTTCTTGTATATTTAATCTTGCGAATAATGGACTTGCTGTTGTTTGTAAATCCTGTGGGGCAATTCTCAAATCTGTACCAGCATCATTGGTGAACCATAACTCGTTAGGTGTAGCTGTTTTAGCCCATATCTGACCATAATCTGCTGTGTCTGCATTTGCTGCTGCTTGTTCTTTTAATGTTAATGCTCCTTCAATTGTTAATAATGTTTTGGGAGAAACTCCTCCAATATGAACCTTACCTGTTGTATCTTGAAAATAAACTTTAGTCGTACCCTCATCTCGAAATTTAAGACCACCATTAACATCTATTGCTAATTGCCAGTATTGACCACCACTATTTTCTTCAAGTCGAATATTATTAGCAGACAAATCAGCAATTATATGTAAAGGAGCATCTGGAGTTGTTGTCCTAATACCAATATTTTGATGTGCAATTAGATTACCACTTGAAGCAGAACAACCTATATAAACATCGTTAGGAAAACGTACATTGAAACTACTATCAGCCCATAATATAGGCGGATTATCTCCAAGCACACAAGCATCTACTGGCCCAGTACCACGCCATATTGAGAACTCTCCATAACCACTTGATTCTGTTGTATCACATGAAAGTAAATAATGACCTACATTTGTCCCGCTATCATGTAATAAAATCCAAGATGCTCCACTTGAAAGAGATATGTTTCCTGTAAGATTAAGTCCAGCAAATGTAGGTGAAGCATCGGTAGAATAATCCTGACTAACAATAGCATTATCTTCAATTGTCAAAGTTTTGCCAGCAGCACTGAAATCTAATGTACCCGCATTAGTGACACACGCTGTTAGAAGATTTACTGCTGTGTAATTTGATGCTGTAATAGTGCCTGTTGTTGATAAATTTTCATCATCAAAATTAATTGTGCCCGTTGAATCCCATATATTTCCTGGAAAAAATCCAATTATAGCACCGGTGTCGTTGACAAAGTGTATAGAACCACTGGTATCACCACCAACTCCACCATCTAATACTAAAGCACAGTAACCCTCACCACCAGCATCACATCCAACAACCGCCCAAAGCCACTCATCACCACCATCAAGGGGTGTGGATAAACCACTACCTACAGGAACTATAAGACCACCAGTGAGTGTTAAATTATTAAATGTAGGATTTGCAGTTGTTCTAATGTCTTGTATTGTATTGAGAGTTGGTCTAACATAATCAAGACTTGTACCTATGGTTACTACTTCTAAATCTTTACTGGCGTCCAAGGCAAGTAATTTGGATGCAGTATGAGATGCTATATTTATAGTAGTGCCCGTAGTACCAAGTGTTATTTTATTGGCTGCTCTTTCTACGTGAAATATATTTGCCATTAGAAAGTCGGCCCCCAATAACCAGTATTGGGTGTCATTATTCCTGCATTACCTACTGGGGGTATTGTATAACCACTTAACAATGCCGTTCTTGCCTTTCTCTCAAACATACAAAACGGCTCTCGGTAGAGTAAGGCTATTTCAGAAGCGTTGCGGGTATGATTATATATATTCAAATGGTCAATTATAGCATTTATATTTATACTTACATCAGGATAGACGTTCCATCTTGCTCCAATAATGACTCTTATCGCTGATTCCAAAGAAACGGCTGCAATAGTATCACTACTATCAAGAACGCCATCTATGTAAATATACCCAGTTGTTCCAGACATTACCCAAACAACATGATACCATTGTAGGAGAGATAGTGTTTGTACTGAATCAACCATTGAAATATTGTCTGACCCAAAAAGATGGAGACCTTTGGTGGCATTACTATAATAAATTCCCCAAGAACATGTATCACCATCTCTCTTGCAAGCTATATATCCAGTTGTGTCCGCAAGAAGATAAACCCATGCAGAACCAGAAAGATATGTTGAAATATCCAAAGAGGGATTGTTGCCACAATTTACATAATCACCACCATCAAATGATAAAGCTGAACCAAATTTTCCAGAACTCCAAGTAGGTGAAGCTGCACCCGCTCCAAATGCTCCTGTATTGTTATTCCTACTCAAATCAAAGACTTGACCTCCTGAGCCTTCATTGAATAGCCAGAGACCGACAATACCTTGAGATAATCTATGTCCTCGAATCAATCTCGCAGAGGGAGGCGGCTTCATAAAAGGATACGATGTTTTTATAATCATAATAGATTAAGTATATTGTCCATATTGTCCTTGATAAAAAGCACTACATCCTGAACCCGCAAGAGCAACACCTACTTGATTCTTCACAATAATACCCCATTTCGCTGGCACTATGCCGCCAAAAGCATTTGCAATACTAAACACATCAGATTCAAACACTTCATCGTCAGCGTCAAAGTGCATAATACCTAACAGATGACAATTAGTAATTAATTGTCCTGCAACTGCACCGTATGCTGCATCTGCTCCCGTTGCTCCACCAGAATAGGTAGTGCCATCATTCGCTGTTCCATAGGCATAGATTAAAAGATTTTTATTACCTGCGGGGACACCTTCTGTATTACTTATAATTAACTGAACTAAACAATCCAAAAATAAATTGGTTGTGTTATCAACTACAGTTGATGCTCGTAATCCATCATCTGCCAAACTATTAAGTGTAATTGTTATAGCTTGATTAGTGGTTCCAAGTTTCCCTTTTATGTCGCCAGCCATTATATCTCCCTTGCTTGTAACGCATTTACTATTGTACTTTCATAACTATCTTTTTTATTTTTAATTGATGTTTCTCTTGCAACATGATTTAACCACGCTCCCCAAATAGTATTAACAACCTTATCCCTAACTTCTATTAGAGTTTGACCATTAGTAGAGGCATCTATATTTTCAAATGTATAATTCCACACACTCGGATTTGCTACATCATCATCAATACGAGTAACTCTTATTGAAACTATACTACCACTTAATTGAACCACGCTTAAATCTGCTTCCCACGTTATTGCCATAATTATATCTCCACTTAATGGGTATTCTTCATAAGAAAACGGAGGTGGACTTTTGATTATATACTGATACATATACATTGTCCGCTCCCACTGTTCTTGTTCCTGTGTATGTTCCCAAGGTAAATATTTCTCACACACCTGAAATATCTATTGGCGTTCTGTCATTGTGTAATAATGAAAAACACTGTAAGTATTAGGGCCAACATCAATATGACCATCTGTACTAATATAAATTAATTGATAATTCGGTGCAAATAATTCTTCAAATGGGGTATAAGTTATTGCCATCTTATTATCCTGGTACAGTATAACCTGTTACTAATACACTAATATTTCCAACTGCTTCGCAAATAACCTCTAAATCTTTATCTACTCCTAATACTATCGGGGCTTTATCAGGCAATGTAAGAGCTACTCCACCGCCAGCTTTCAACCAAAATTTTCCAGTTTTAGCAACACTATCTTCATCTTGCAATTTAATCCACCCCTCTATATCAACAGATATAACATAAGACTGAACCACAATTATTGTACTTGCCGCACTCGCTTTAACTACTTTTCCTTCAGCAGTGGCATCTGCACTATCATATACTGCTTCAAAAGCTGTTGGCTCTACTCCTGCAAGCAATCTGCCATAAGCATCAGCTAATACTCTAACAGCATCACCATCACCTACTGCTGTTGGTTTAGTACTATCATATGCTCCCATTAATTGTGGGCCATCAGCCGAAGCAACACTATCGTGAGTAGCATCCCAATCATCTATTATCTCTGTTGCCAGTTTGATAGCCCCTGTATCAGCATCTATAGTATCCAATACAGCATCAATAGTATCTAATACGGCATTGTCGGTAGCACTAAGATTAGCTGTAACAGTTCCGTCAACTGTAATTATACCAGTAGAGTCGTTGGCAATAGTAACCCTAATGGCCGTAGCCTCTGCACCACCACCAACCACAAGCAAGGGGTCTGTATTAAGTTCTATTTGGTCAAGTACAGCATTATCCGTAGCACCAAGGTTGGCTGTAATAGTACCACTTGACACAACAACAGCACCAGTATTACAAGCCGTTATTTTTCCATCTATAGAAGTTGTGTCACCAGCAATAACACCAGTATCAGTATCCATTGTACCTAATAATGCAAGAGCAGCATCGCTATTAAAATCTTGAACCCAAAGAGCACCTTCGGCAGAACATCTAAAAGAGGCCCAATCCCCCGCTACTGGGGTTAGAGTAGCAATAACATCATCTCTCTCCATCATAGTAGCAAGACCAACTATGGTGGCTGGTGTTGCTACATCTTCTGTATATTCTGTACCTCCTCCACCAGACAAAACATCTACTTGCACATGACCGTCAGTACCAACAAGAATAGCACGTCTATCTGTCCCATCATCTCCCTGACAGAGAACACCCTTACCATAAGCCTGAGCATCAGCAGCAAATGTATCTGAGGGTTGTGTAACAATATCTACATTACCTATATTGTTATCACCAGCAGCAATAGTTAATACATCTACATCACCAATATTATTTGTTCCTGCTGGTAAGGCTGCCACAACATCTACTTGCATTTCTGTACCGGATATTGCGTTATCAATAATCTCAACAGCAGTTTTTATTGCCCCAGTATCAGCGTCTATAGTTCCCAAATAATTATTACACTCATCATTAGTTGCAATAGTTACCCTTAATGTCTGAGCAGTTAGAACACCAGCGTTAGCAGACACATCTGTACCGGCAACATTCAGATTAACATTACAATAATTTGCATCATCCCAATCATCTATAATTTCCAAAGCAGTAACTATAGCTGTGGAATTGGCATCCATCGTATGTAATCTACCATCCGAATTTGTAATAAGGGGCTGATAGTCAGCATCCGTACCACTTAAAGCAGCGGCAGTATCCTGTCGCACCGTTAAGGCCATAATACCGTGTTCACCAGAAGTATGTGCGGAATCCTCAGCCTTACTTAAAGCTTCTGTAGTACCAGTACCGCTTGCAGTAAGTTTAATATTAGGATATAAAACACCACCCTCTTCTTCTGCTGAACCTGTTGCACCTGTTCCTGGTGTAAAATCAAAATTATCAGCCATTCAATTTCTCCTCATATTGTATATGTATAATAAAAAGGTAGCCAAGCACCAAAAGGGTTTCCTGTCACAATATCTTCTAATTCTTCTTCTGCTGTAAAATACATTTCATTATTATTTACAAAAAATATAATAGACTCACTTATGTCTTTAATCGTAATACCAGCAAATTCAGGATGAGCATCCACATGAATATCTTGTGGTGTAGAAAGAGTTACTTTACCGTTAGCACCAGTAACCGTTATTTGATTCTCAGTACCAAGTATCCATGTTGTTAAATCAGTAACAGATTCAAAAACTTTACCTGAATCAGTAGCAATTAAACGAGAAGCTACTAAATCAGACAAAGATATACTTGAAAATGTAGGACTGGCATTACGGCCTAATTTGAATCTAATCTTGTTAATGATAAGATCAAGTCGTTTCCAATCTTCAGGTATAACTCTCGGTATATCTAATGATTGCCCCATTTATCCAGTTACCCACGCAGGTTGTTCAGATCTCCATTGTTCAGATGCACCCCAAAATCCTTGTGCAGGTGTTGGCCACGGTGTTTCTGCTGTAGTACCACCACCAGTCCAATCTGGTACCCGTTCTTCTGTTGTATCATATAATGACGGAAACTGTTTAGCATATCCACCACCAGTCGGTGCAGTTATTGTCGGTCCACGAGATGCCATTTGTTCTCTTTGAAGAGTAGCTTGTAAATCAGCTATGTATCTTTGTAAATCTCTTTGTGCTCCTGCTTGACCTGCTTGGAACTGTCTTTGTACTCCTGCTTGGCCTGCTTGGAAACCCATGCCAGCTTCTTGCATTGAAATACCAGAAAGTGCCTGTGCTCTTCGTTCTTCTACTCCCATTCGTGCTGGCATTCCAACTTCTTCTTCATATCTCTTACCAAGTCCACCAGCTAAAGTAGTACCAGCAAGACCAGCACCTACGAGATGTTGCATCCCCGATGCCATAGCCTTTACTCTACCACGTTCTAATCCTGCTTCAATACCTTTGCCAAAACCACCACCGGGTTCATAAAGTTCTTTTGCTTTCCTAAGAGCATCAAGTGCTGCTACATTTACACCACCAACACCAGTAATAGTTTTAGTAGTAGGTGGTGTTCCTGGTGGTTTTGTTGCCGCTCGTATTTGAGCAGGAGTTTGAAATGTTCTTGTAAAGGGTTGTAAACTTCTTGTTTCTGGCCCCAATAACGGAGTTCTTGATGCTGCTCCACCATATAATGCCATTATAACACTCTCCCAATCTGTTTAACATCCAGGGTTAATTTTTCAAACCCCCAAGTTTCTGTTTCTGTATCGTTGCCGATTTTCACCGCACCAAATTTACCTCGTGCTTTTCTACGATCTTTGTTACCTTTCTGGTAACCAGGACTATTAAATACACCAGAATATTTAGCTGTAATATCTTTAGTTATATGTTCAGATGTTCTCGCGGCAAAAACTGAAAAATCAATATCATCTGAATCATCTTCCCCACCCAATATACCACCGGCAGATACTATGTTTATGTTACCCAATATACCATCACCAATACCAGTAGATAATTGTAGAGGTCCAAGAACTGCATAACTATCTATAAGTTGATCAGATTCACCTATATTATCATCTTTAGCAGTTTTATCAAATTTTCTAAGATAACCATCTTTACAACCAACAATCACATCTCTTAGTGTAGTATCATTAGCAGCATAATAGAATAAAGAATATGCTCCACATTGGATTGGATATGTCTCAAGGAAAAATCCTTCAGTTTTTAGATCATACCAATAATTATAATTAGAACCATCTTCTAACAAAGTAATACATATATGAATACCATAATCTATTCGATTATATATCATAGTAATACGATGTGTTGATGGATCAGCAACCCTATCTTTGATTATATCAGGTAATGCTATCGCTGATAAACACTCTGGAACTCCCGGAATAGTAGTTCTATAAAATCCATTTGTACCCCAGAAATACAAATTTCCCGCACCATCCCAACACCAACTATTAGCTCCGAAAATACCGGTAGTTAAATCAAGTCCAAATAATTCCCCACCGTAAGCTGGATCACCTGATAAATACCAAATAGAAGTAGCACATCCAAAAATAAGATAATCATCTTTGTACGGTATAAGACAACGTACAATATCACCAAGTTCACCAGCATCAGCAGCACCACCCTTTACGGGTGTTCCCGCGTCACCAGCAAGATAAGCAAAATCCCATAGATCAGTTTGGCGTGTCATATACCATTGATCGGGATGTTCTGGATTACCAGATATAATTCCTCTACCGCAATACAAACAACCGAGATATGCTTTATTGGGCATAGATCCATAAGTATTTTCGTCATCATTGTAAGGGGTCCAATCATACCAATGTGGTTTTGCAACGGGTAAAGCATTAAGTGTAAAACTCACAGCAGTAGGTGTTCCGCTTGCATTTGTACCTGTAACTAATTCAGCAGCTTCATCAAATGTACCAGATATTACATACCCATATATTAATGCTGTACCATTAATTGCGTTACAATAATCTACTACCATTTTAGCTTCACTTGTAGTACCAGTAAGAATTGTTCCTTTCAATGGAGCAATATTAAGGTCATCATCAGGTCTTATATCAAGAGTAGATAATTTTGTATTAACAAAATCTGCTACTTTGAATTTGGCACCGTTTACTATAAATACTTTCTGATAAGCCTCGAACATATTAAGTTGATCAGAAGTATCAATTTGGCCCGCACCTATTTCCAGATCTTTCATTTCTCCATCAGCCACAGCATCTAAATCCTCATAAAAAATATCATCATTTCCGGCAACTACAAGCCGTTTATAAGCAAATTGATCATCAGGTGGTGTGAATGCCATTTCATACGACCTCATACCAAATTTTATTATCTACGGCCACTACTAATCTCCTAACTGCTAACATAGCATTCCCACCAGTCCAACTCCAATCTTCTCCTTCAATTCCGGGTGGATCATCATATGGCCCATACCCAGCACCACGACCACCAGGAAGCAAATCATAACTTATCAATATTCGGTCAAAACTGATAGTAGTAAATGACCAAGTATTTCCTGTAGTTGTGCCATGCACATTCGTAGCATCAATTCGCCACTCATAAATAGTTTCATAGGCTAATGTTCCAAATTCAATAGCCCATTCAATACCTGCCTGGGCCACACCAACCAGTTCCCAATCATCTCCTGATTCACGAAAATAAACTTCATAGGTATCACCAGCAGGATCGCCAGCAGCCCATTCTAATGGAGTTTCGTCTAATGTTATATTTGTTACACCTGTAGGAGATGGTGATACAAGTGTTGGTGCTCCCGGTAATTCTGCACCTACATCAAAACCATACTCAGTAAACATAAAATCAGCACCAGTTCTTGTTTGCCATTCATCATCGCCACTCATATTAGGACGTTGAATGGTATCCCCTCTGGTGTAATTAGCACCTATATGGTCTACTTTCCAATTAACGTAATCAACACCTAATTCAGCGTTAGGGGCCATTAATATAATAGCATATTTTGTATCTGAAGATAATTCAGATCCAACTCCTAAAGTAATTGTTCTGGTAATACCTGCCGTATTTGTAGTTAAGGTATCCCCATCTGTAATACCAGAACACAAAGCATCACCAGTTGGGAATCCACTCTCATCTACACCATAAATATATACGTTCAAAATTCCAGGAGAACCTATTCTATATAAATCTAAAGCAACTTGTTCAATAGTATGTGTAATTTGTGGAGTAAATGTTTGTCCAATTCTATCTGTCGCTGGCACATATGCGGGAATACCAAACGCAGCACTTTCCCCAGTTGTATAATATTCATATATTGTTGCCATATCACGCCACCGAACTAACTGTACACATTGCAACTACAGGCTGCTCTGTCGCACTGATTTGAGTACCAGCACCCCACTTAGCCAATCCTGGTCTTTGTCCACCACGCAACCTGTTGGATAGGGTATCATAAGGTCTAACATTTAACATACTGAATGATGTTAAGGGAGGTTGTTTTTCAGTTACGAAACCTTTATGCAAACCTTTAATCGGAAAGAAAATTTCCATGTTATTTACCTACCATTCGTTCAGTTTTTTTCTTTGATACACCTGCTACACCAAGTTGATATGCTTTAGATTTACGTCTTTTCTTTAATAATTTTCGTACATCTTTCTTCAATTTTGCAACCCATGATTCAGTTAGCATATGAGGATATTTTTTTCTTAATGCTTTATCAATCTGTGATTGTTCCCAATCAGTTGGTTTAACTATTTTCTTAACCATACTATAATTCCAAAAATGGGGAGCGGGTTATCAGTACCGTTCCCCGTTATGATATTCTGCATGTTACTTATCCTGGTAACAGGAGCAGTCGTATTATTTAATTGAAGTCGTGAATTCTATAAGCTACTCTTACTTTTAATGTGCCACCACCGCCACCAGAAGGAACTCCATCAGGAGATCTTAATTCCAGTGCGTCATTAGTAGCTAATGCTACTTCTTCATCTATGGCTTGTGCAACTCCATATACATCAGCATCACTAAATAAATAAGTATCTTCATCTAATTGGTTACTTACGGCTGTATTAGCAGTATGATAATTAACAGTTAAATCACCATGAGTTGCATAAACCGCAGTACCAGCATCAAGGAATATTACGACTGATACAAATTCAATAACTTTACCTACTCCTGGTGCAGCCACAAGTTCTTTAGGTGCACTATTTAAGAGTAAAATTTCTGCGGCAGAAATATCTATTTCTTTGTTATAGACTTTACCCGTAAACCTATCATCTTCACCACCAATTTGGTTATCTATATACCAACCAATATTTGCTCTATTTGCAGCCATTTCAATTTCCTTTCATTTACTGGGGTTATATTCACCCAACCTTGTTTAATTTTATAGTCGTACCATATCTACACCATCACAGTCTAAATAAGTAAAACCACTACCTAATCGCCCACCTCTAATTGAAGGACCATTCAACATCGGACCAAGTGACCTTGGTGCACTACGTTGATCTACATTAAAAGCATTCGGTAATGCCTTCTTGTGGTAGTAATCTGACCACAGTGTATCAAAATGTTCATCTTGAGATTCCATTTCAGTTCTTGCCAAACACGCTGATTCAACAGCATCATCGAACTGATGTCCCGCCGGGTGTAAATTAGCTACTGGTTCAATTATGTATTTAGTTGTAGCAGTAGGTGTAGTTCCACCTGACAGACCAGCATTAAATAAAAATGTACCAGTATTTCTTATGAAATCATCTATTGTAGCATATTCACCAACACCAGCACCAGCAACAACACGAATTATCCATCCGTTAAAATAATCATTTGCTTCGTTATCTTTTCTGTTTGTTTCATCAACTAAAGTAGTTGCAGTACCACTTGTAGTACCACCACTTTCCATATCCATCTTATCGAAATGAAGCGTATAGGGAAATTTAACTACATAAGCTGATCCGGGTTGCGGATCTACTATCATTTCCCACCGCCTTGTAGACGTTAATGCTTCACTTGTTGGTTGGTATGGTCGTATAGCAGCTAATTTAGGAATACCAGTATTAACACTAATAACCCTGCGTGCCCTTATTTCTGATTCATCACACCACTTGATTCTGGTTCCTACACTGGTATCAGCATCGTACTTAATCGGACCATCAACAGTACCACCGAAATTTTCAGCGAGCATATATCTGGCTGCATCAGCGGCTATATTATCATCTCCATCACCTTCAGCATCGAATGTCACGGTCATCAATCTACGCATCCATCGCCAACCTTTTCTCGGTGCATCAGCCATGAACATCCTGATACCATTATTGACATATCGCTTACATAGATTGAAATTGAACTGATCTGTCGGAATATGAATCAACCCGGCTGATGTGTACTCAGCTATACCGAGTTTCTCAGCTACACGCAATATCAGATCCTGCATCGTACTCGCACCTGACGGTTCTACTGCCATTTTACTTTACCTCTTCAGCCTTTATAATGCGAATTATCGCCTCTTCATGAATCTCACCACCGAGATTAGCCTTGCCTTCTGCGGTCAACTCAACAAGTCTATTCAATGCTTGCTTCAACACACCCATCTCACGCTCATCCAGTTCGATTGAATCCTCTGTGCAATCACGTACCTGCTTAGCTACACTGACAGCTTCCGCTATATCTTCAGCACTCTTAAAAATGCCGACACTTCTTAACCAAACACTCACATTCTCCCGCAAAGGATACGTCTCGGTCTTGTCCTTAAGCTGTCGGACTTCTTTACCATCTACTATCTTGGTGACAGGCACTTGTGCTGTCACTTCGTACTCTGATAAGTCGATTTTGTACTTCTTCATTTCGTTTCTCCTATACGTGGGGTTAATAAAAATCCAGGTGCCGCCCCACGTTTAAGGAGCGGCACCGGACGTTAAACACTATTAAGTATCATCATCCTGAAATGCAACCAGATAATAAGTTGTAGTACCAATTACAACTGGGATCATAATATCACCAGCAGCAGCAGCAATACCATTAGCTCCCGCATAATCACTTATATCACCTGCATTGAAAACACGGAACAAACCATCAAAAACAGGGGCAGGAACCGAAGCACCAGCATGAATATGAAGTACATGAACATAAGCCGGGGCACCACCATCTTCATCTGCATAATAAGTTGCACTAAAACATGATAAATTAGCATTGGTTAAATTAGGTTCACCAGAAGTTCCGATACCGGCGTGTATTGCAGAATTACAATATGTAAATCCAGCAATAGTGGTTACACCACTGGCGTCAATGGTAAGTCCTGCACTAAGGCATTGACAAGTGTCACTGGCAACAGCATTAAGTTCTGCTCTGAACTTAACCATTCCGCCGCCAAATCCACCAGTACCATTAAGTATACCTTGAAAATCCACCAGATTAAATGAACCAGCAGTTTGGGCAGATTCAACATATATCCGATTTAACATCACACAGGTATCCTCTTCATTTGCAACAGTAAGAGGTGTGTTATCTGTTCCCTGGCGTATAAATTGGGTATCACTAATCTTGGCCCAACATAAACCTGGTATACTGGAACGATCAACATCTTCCATAGCAACGCCAATCGGACGGCCCCAACCAGACGTTGTTAAAACATAATTATCATCTTCTAAAGCTAAGATAGTCTGATTAATCTCACAATCACAATCCGTCCAAACAGGAACTACAGCACCATTCGGCACAAAGATCTCAATCATATCACCATCAGCACCAGCTTTAGGGCCGAGACATTTAACAATACCAGCAAATGCTTGTTGGTTTTCTGTTGTCGGTCTTTCGACAATGAACAAACGACCAGTATAAGTTTGTGCACCTTCAGCATAAGCAGTACCAGCACCACCGAGATGTTCATCTGTTGGGGGTCTTACTACACCTGCACGTTCCTTATGATCGCCAACAATATCACTGTTATAACAAACAGCATGGCCGACTTTTAATATACTGGTAGTATCAGTGTCGGGACGAAAAAATACTCTTTTTGTTTGAGCAATAGGGTCGATTGCACCCGAACTCATACTTACTATTTTACTCATTTTTTTTCTCCTGTTATGAACTAAGACGATCAGGCCTTAGCCAGGTTAATATTAATCATCAAGTTAGATGATTGGTTTGTGCAATACAAAGCCCGCTTTCCTACGATTGACGCACAGGTTGTTATGAGAACCATCCAGGAAGACGGTAAAAGCCGTATGTTGAGTGACTCCACCGCTGATCGGTTCAGTCTCTTCCATCCAGTAACCATCCTGGACGTAGGGGATGAATTTCTCAAAGTCAACACAGTAAATCGGATCAAGTGTAGTGGCAGCATGATCAGTCTCTAAACTCGTTGCACCGTCAAGTTCACTGATATAAACAACTGGCAAACGATTCAGATATACAGTAGCACTATCATCAATACGAATGTTACCAAGCACATCTTTGCCACGATGGAAATCATCACGGGCATCTGCCAATACCTGCAACTTTACGGTAATTTCCAGATTAGCATAAACTCTCTTGGCAGCATTACGCGTTTGTGCCGGATCATTAAGAATCAACGGAGCTTTGAATTTAGTTGCCATAAAAGCTGTTCGGAATGATTCAAGCATAGCATTATTCACACTGGTATATGTAGCTGCCCAGTTTGCCCACTTAGCTTCATCAGCAGTGCTAATACCTGCACAAACCTGACTTGCAGTACCGTCCTGATAAACAACATAAGTACCGTTCCAGCCACCACCTGTCACAGTATGACGACACGTATTAAGATAGTACGGCACACCATACGGATGCAAGTCATCAGTCGCACTATCCGGGGTCATCCAGAAACGCTCTTCGATTAAATCTGCGAGACTCCACAGACCATCGATTCGTCTGGTTTCGAGCAAACGAATAAAACCTCTTGCACTTTGATTACGCTTGAGTTCGAGTATGTCCCACGAATAATGTGTACCTATCTGGGTCCAGGGCACATCGATCTCAGTCATTACATCTGACACAGCGGGATCATCGGTATCGAAAAGTCTGCGATAACGAGCATTCCCTGTGTTGTTAAACATGACCTTACGCTTGATTGAAGTCCCGCCGTCAACTTCCATCCGATCTCTCTGATAAATTCGGCAGGCTTCGTAATCATTATTCGTCCATGCTACCTCAAAATACTGTTCAGGTAACTGGGGTAGAGTAGTTGCGATCAGGTCAATAAGATCTGCATTAGCTATTCCAGCCATTATTTACTCCTTTTACTTCTTGAATACGCTGTCCAGTTTTTGCTGAACTGCGTTTTCCAATTCTCTACGATTTCTTGGTTTAGATGAATCAGTATTCATACTGTCACTTGAACGTTTACTCTCAGATGGTTTAAGTGTCATACTTTTCTTACGCTTCGTTGCAGTTGCTTTCAAACTATCACGTACAACTCGCGTTCTAATAGGTTCAGTGACAATAAGATGAGCTTTTTCAAGAGCTTGTTCTACTTCAATTTTCTGACTTCTCATAGCATGCCCAGCTATTATGAACTCAGCTTCCTGAAGAACAGCCAACCTGTTAAGTTGTTGACCGTTAGAAAGATCTTCTGGAATCTGGCCAAGATCAAGTTTGCCATAAAACTTATCGTAAAGTTTCATATTATCAGCACTAAAGAAAGAATTAACTCTCTGATCAATAGCAGCATTAGCCGCTACATTAGCTCGTGCTGTGGCAACTTCATAACCTTGTTGCTGTTGTGAAACTGGTTGTGTTGGAACAGATTTAGGTTTAGCCTTTAATCCTGCGATAACAACATCAATTAACGGATCATCAGAATATTCTTTCTCTAACTTAGCAATCAATGCTATTGTATTCGGATCTTCCTGTTCGACTACTTCAGTTGTAGTTTGCTTAACAACCTGTTGCCGATCCAATTCGATTTTCGCACGACCAATTTCTGAGAAATCCTTTGAAGCCTGAACAACACTGTTATAACAATTCTCAAATGTTCGCTTGGCTAACTCTGGATTGCTCTTTATTAATTCATCGACATCTTCTTGCTTCCATTGCTGATGGATGGCAGCCCTGATATAAACATCAGGAATGTCATCCTTATTCTCCGCTTCCGGGATAGAATCATCTGTATCATCTTTAGAATCTGTCTGATTGCTTTCCTGTGCATCACTATCATCCTTAATTTCATCAGAGGTAGAATCTTCAGAATCCTCATCCGAGACTGCCGTTTTGCTCCCAAGCTTATTAAGATCCTCTTCTTTAGTAAGTAAATTTAGATTGTCCAATCTTTCCTGAACTGTATTTACTAATACTGGATCATCAATCGCCGCTACGTCTAATTTCTTCAGGCTCTCTGTATGTTTGCCTTCTGTTTCTGCGACTTGCTCGGTTTCACTTAGGGTCTTCATATTATTATCCTTTCAACTACGTTGCCTTAAATTATTATACAACAAGCATAATAATACAAGGGGTAAGGTAATTTTTAGGCTATTCGTTTTCTTGTTTTTGACTTCACTTTTTTTCTTTCTTTAATGATGTTGCACTTGTCAAGATAGTTTTGATGATCGTAATAATTATCAAAAATCGGTCTACACTGACTATCTAATTTTATGTCTGGGAACGTCTTGAGGTGTTCTTCTCGTTGTGATGGACTAATAGCTAAAGAATCAGAATGTATTGTCCTACTACCATAGTCACCACCAGACATAAATGGTACATCGGCCTGAAGATCACGATTCATCTTAACACCACATTCTGTGCACATACATCTCTTATCAGCATCCTGCATTGCATGGATGCGTTCTTCTTTATTCTCACATTTTGGGCATCGGAAACTGTAGAGCGGCATTATTTTCTCCTTCCGTTACGAAAACCTTTTTCTATACTAATTCTACCCGTTTTATAAGTCCATTTACCCTTTTTCACTTCAGCAGCTTTCATTCCTCTTTTTCTTCTTTTTTCATAGGCACCAGAAATTTCATCTTTCGCTATCTGCATAGCATCACTATCACTTAATCCAGGGTTGTCCTGTTTTATTCTTTTATACAATTGTTTTACAGTTGTTCCCCTTTTACTTTCCTTGAGGTATTTTTTACCAGCAGGACTGTAACCTGGCCCACTCAATAAGGTTTTAATATCTTTTTTAAGTCTGGAAACCCAGTTACTTTTCTTTGCCATTATTACACTCCCGGCTCAGATGTCCGAGCACTCTGCGATTCATTCGCACCTATTTGTTCTATTTCTTTTCTCTCCTGAAACGGAGATTGTATTTTAGCCTGTTGTGGTATGCCACGTGGTCCAGCACCTTGTTCTGGCGTAACTTTACCTACTGGTTGTGGATTCATTGCCATTTGTAATTGTATCCGCTGCATGAATGTAGGATCATCAAACCAATCTTGAACATCATCAAGAATACCCATCTCTTCTGCGAGATCAGTAATAGCTGTTTGTACATTAAATGCTATCCCCATCTGCATCGCTACCATAGCAGAATTAATTAAACTTGGTATAAGATTAGTCGCAAACTCAACAATACGTTTAGTTCTCACAGCCGGGTCAAGGCGTGACATCGATCTTGCTTTCAGGGTAAATGTATAGTCAAGAAAATCACCATCTCTCTGTTCAGGAGTCAGTTGTAATTGTTCATATTCACCACCTGGTCGCCTTCTGGCGAGCATGATGTCCATAAACGGATCAGTATGTATATACCAAGCTCTCTTACCAGCAGTATCGGCTGCAAAATCATAGATCATACCGCGACAATCTTCAATAGTAATAGTTGCATTAGCTTGCAAAATATTAGCCTGTGTTGCTGATTCAGCATTAGATACCAAACCAGACATTTGATCTGGATTACCTGACATATAATTATGCCAGATCTGACACTGTTGAAGCATCGCTTCACTTTTTGGATTATTGCCACCGAAAGTTTTTATCTGAACACTATCAGGATTACCAGCTACCATGTCACCATCTTGTGCAGTTCTTATATCTTCAGCTTCATCTGCACCCGCTGGATCATATACGCCAACACTCTTCTCACGATCAGCTTGATTCATACTTTTGACCATCATTTTATTGGCCATTCTATGCAAATCGTAATGAACACCAACCGGGGCTACCGGGAATGGATTTCCAGGAACAGGTTGTGTTAAAGCGAGTACGGAATATGGACCTTCTTTCGGACCATAATAATCACGCGCAGCAAGATATTCATCGAAAATCTTTTGAGATGGATCTGGTATAGTAATTAATGCACCGGCACCTGGTACAAAAACTTCTACAACATCTATAAAATCTTGAAGTTCATACATCTCACTATCACTCATATTTCTTCGTGTGAGTGATTCAATTTTATCTTTAGTATTAGGATGAGTTGACTTCGGTATTTTCAATACAAGATCATGATTAAACTCATCATCATCCAACAAAATCTGTCGTGGAACTCGATTTCTATCACCGAGAAAAGCTGCCTTCCTATAATCTTTACAAGAAGGATCGGCTGTCCAATCATCGAAATCAACCAAATCTGTATATACTTGGCCTTCGTCAATGAAAATGTCACCAAAGTTCAATATCTGACCACCACCGGCTAAACCAGTTTTAGCAATAGCCATCATGAAGAAAGCGTCTACGATGCAAGCACGCAATGTGTCTTTAGTTTTTATTTGTATATCGAGTTTATTAAGTGCAAGACCAAGTAAATACGCATATTGTCTATATTCAGTTATTTCAGTAGATACTTTATTAATTCCACTTTTCATTACAAGATTGGGAACTGTAGCTCGGATCGTATTGAATATCAGGTTAATTGGTTCATCACCGGTCAATCCATATTCAGACGCATAATATTTACCCACATATTCTTTGATAAACATCGCTCTGGCTTTACGATGTCTTCGATTTCTTTCAAATCCCTGTTTTACAGCGAGGGCAAATTTTTGGGGAGTAAAATACTCAGGCATTATTATTCTACCAATTCATAAGTTTTTTCAAATATATCTGGTTTACAGGGATAATATTCACCTTGAATACCTTTAATAATCCAATCTCCAGAAAGGGCTGTCATTTCCCCCTCTAAAGTTTTGATTACCATATTACAAATACCAGCATTGAACCCCTGTACCCCGAACTCTTTTATTTCTTCGTGATTATCTCCCGTAAACTGTATTGCTTCAATCATTATTGGTTTCTTTTTGTATTTTGCCATTCTATCCTCTAAAATCAAACTTCGATCTCCATCCTTTCGGCTTGATACGTTTCTGTTTCAATGCTGCTCTTCTTCCAGCAGCAGTTCTCATGTCACCACGAACTTCTGATGTCTCTTTTCTTGCTCTCATTTTATAATATTTATCTTCTATAGTTAACGCATCTGCCATCGTTCTATCGCCGTGAGTCTTTTTTGCAGAAAAACTTTCCTCTACTAAACATGCTGGACCTATTGACCCATCATCATTATAGATATAAGTCTTGGCTTCCTCAAGTGCTGGTATAGAATGATTGATATAACCACCATGAGCCAATGCTCTATCATACGCATTAAGTAACTCACCTTTAGATTTTGCATTATTGTGCCAACCATACTTTTTAGTTTTCTTATCCCTAATATTACCAACTTTAACATCCCTATAATAGTATGGATAATGAAACTGTTTAACAACTAATCTACCAAAATCAAAACCAGGATCACCGTTCATCTCCCATTTCAAAAACGGAAGTTTCTTTCTACCACCAACCCATAATGCAAGAGCCATTCCTACGCGAGCCATCTCATATGGCGGCGTATTAGCATCAGCCCATTCAGCTACCTTTTCACCAGTCTGTCGACACTTAATTGATCCAACTGAGTTAGAGGCACTTTGTCCTTTAGATAAATCAAAACCGATAACATAATCAAAATTCTGATCCAATCTACCATTTATTAGATTAACCCAAATCTTGAGTCTACCTTTAACTGCTCTCTTACATGTCACCTTCTTCAGATCCTTCTTTTTCAAAATCATTGGAATACTATCATTAGCTACTCCCTTTGCCAGATCTACATCCCATTGTGTCTTAGGTGGACGACCGAATATCGCTATGTGTTTCTCAATATTAGTAACAGTGAAAAATGTTGAACCAGCTTCGAGATCATTAGCATCAATTTCTCTTGCCATTTCCTGTGGCGATCTGACTTCTGATTCTGCATCGTACCAGGGTGATCTTATTTTATAAGCATTCGTTACTGAATCTTGAACTACGTGACGGTTAAGGCCTTTTTGGGGATGATCATACCACATCAACGGAAACACAACTATAGTTCCATCATTCTTCCATTTACTATACTCGGTACCCGGACCACTTACAGTACTATTGACTATACGCATCAGTGCTGCATCTCGTGTTGCAGAACGCATTAGTCGTCCGTGTTTAACCTTAGCAAATTCATCGAGCAAAACCACGAGTCGTCTGTCACCTGATGCGGCATGTTCAGTCGTTGACTCACCATCAATACAAGCATTATTTAGCACATTGAACATGTGCATCTTTGTTCTGTATTTTTGCCCGATACCAACCATTGGCGGTTTCATCCATTCTGGAAGCCACGCATTGATAAGATCATGTTTCTGGAAAAGGGCTTTAAGATTCCCATTCTGATCTACGTATGGCTCAGTACGTGACAATTCAAGCAATTGCGAATCAGGTCTAAACAACCACAACCAGTGCATAAAAATTGTGCACATCCAAGATGCTCCCATGTCACGACTCTTATTTATAAGTATATCTTTTGCTTCCCTAAGATGTCGAATTAATGTCTCGAACAAAATATCTTGGACCTGCCAACTTATAAAAGGATGATAAGCCTCTTTTGACTCGAACCGCTCGCCAGTTTCACCCTTCACATCAAATTGATGAAACGTAAAAACGAAAGAATTAAGCCAGAATAAAAGACTTTCCTTACTTGCTGTCATCAAATCTTGTTGAAATCCTTTATCATACTCAGCATCTTTTAGAATCTGAGATCGATACTCAAGATTGGCTACCTTTCTTTTTGGAACCATCAAACCAGTCTTCGGGCAAGACCAGAACTCAGGTACATCCGGAAAAGGTTCACTCAAGGTCGGTTTTAATTTTTCTTCAACTTCTGTTATCATCAATTCCCTTTGGAACTTTGCTTCGCAATCTGATTTACTCTTTTAGCACCAAGGCCGGAGACTTTATCAGCAAGTGATGCTTTATCACTTCCGCCTTTAGCATCCATCATTGCTACTCTTCCTTCAAGTCGATCATAAATTAAACCAATATAAGTTTTATCAGGTTTGTGGATAACCGGCTTAATACCTACTTTCACTCCATTTTTATATATAGTCTCTTCCTCAAAATAACCCAAAGCCGCCTTCCAAATCCATCTTGCGAGGGCTTCAGCTTTAGTCACCATCATAGCATCTTCACCCTTAGCCCGTATCACAGGATCATCATGCACTTCACTGGCGATCTCTCGGATAAACTTCGAGAGTAGTTTACCGGCTACTACCTTCTTACCGTGCTCGCTTTTTTCCGTGCCGTTTGACATAATTGCTAACGTCTTTCTTCCTGATTTTATGTGTTCCAGTTATAGTACCCTTTTGTTGGCTTGCATAGAATACCTGTTCACCCTTTTTGGTACCATACTGTTTTACCATTGCAGTTTTTATCTTCTTACCTTTTTCAGTTAGGGGCATCTCTCAATCCTATCTCGGCCAATGCTTTCTGCATGGCGAATTTTATTAGTTTGGCGGGTGTTACCATACTGAAATTATCGCCTTCTAATGATTTACCTATTAATATACCGACAACTTCACCATCCATATCAATTACTGGACCACCAGAATTGCCATACCAAGCAGCCGCATCAGTATGTATAATTAACTTAGCACCAAAATATGGTTCATTCCGATTAGATAGTGACATTATTCCTTTAGTCAGAGTAATACCATTATTCAATCCATGAGGATAACCAAGAATTGCGAGATCCTCACCGATTTCAACTTCAGTATCGAACTCTAAATAAGGACGATTCTTACGATGCTCACTTCGCAATTGAATAAATCCAATATCGCAACGATTCATATTTTCCATATGTACAAAGTCAGCTTTCGCTCGTGTACCATCCTGAAACATCACCTCGAATGATTTAGTATTTTTAGTAACATGCCCGGCTGTCGCTATTAAATTAGGGGTTACGAAAAATCCAGTCCCTTGCCACTTTACATCATGTCCAGTAAATCGGCGAATATAATACATATCATCCTCATCATATTCGGCACCGATCCATACTACAGCAGAACTAACATCCCTGTAAAGTTTCGGCAAACTAACTGGTTTCCTGTGTAAGAAACTTAGCGAAATCAAAGAACTAAAAAGCCATAGTACTATTCCTATCCGTAAAGCTGTTCGCTTCATCACATCTCCTTATTCGAGTTCTACTAAATAACCTATTCCATTAATTGCATTTGTCGCATAATGTAAAGTAGTACCACCGCCAACAGGAATAGTTATTATAATCTCTCCATAAAGCGGACAAACCCAACGCACATCGGCAGCAGTGGTAACAGCAGCAAGACCAAAGTAAAAACCTCCTACTTCCAAACTGGTAAACCTATATGTCTTTCCAGCTACAACAGTAGCAGAAGTATCAGTATTCGCCGCGGCATTAGTAAGTCTTAATGCCGTCTGTGTAGTTTTTGGATGTGCACAACCAGGTGTCGGTGCTGATCTATGTCCGGCATTATCACTAAGAAATGTATCCATTATTTCTCCTCTACTGTATTTTCTGTTATATTCTAAAAGCCTGATTCCAGGCCAATCGTTCATTCTATTTTTCGTATTTTTATAATACAACCTCGCGGAATAATAGTTAAATCCCGGTCTGGTTTAGATTCATCAGGTTGAATAGTACAACTAAGCCGCAATACACATTTATCCTGATTAAGAAAATATCCCACTGATTTACATCGACAAGGTAACTCTTTTTTCGCTTTATTTTGTGGAATCCATTGAGGGTGGGTGACAATATCATTCCACTCAACTTCAATAATCTGATTCAACTTGAGTTTCACTCCTGTTCTCCGAGTCGAAACTGTTTCTTACACTTAGAATTATTGCATCGCACTATATCACCTACATCACCCACAAACATATAAGTATCGATCACATAACAATAAGGACACGTACACTCAATGTAACTTATTTCGCCCCAATCATGACAGATCTCAAGTGTCATCTCCGTTCCCTCAATGCAGCATCAATCCGAGCCTGTTCCAGCCAGCCAGTTGTAACTTGTCGTTTCCGTTGGACCATATGATCGAGGATCTGCTTGTTGGTTGCCGGGTCTATAGCATCCATGACTTGTTTAATGAACGTTTCACGAGGCATATTCTGTTGTTCTGGAGTCATATTGTCATATACGACTGCTATTTGTTGAGGGGTCATGCGCTTCTCCAGGGTAAGCATGACCCAGATGGTCTTACATAGTGTGCAATTTTAAGACCTCTGGGCTGCTTTTCACCATAAGATAAAACATCTCCTTCTATATTACCGTGAGATTAGCCTTAATTACAACTTTTTCGCAGATAAATATTATATTTTTATTATATTCTCCTTAAGAAAGGTCTCACTATTGTTAAGTGATTATCTAACAAGGAAAATGGGGTGGAGATCTGCTCTGAGAAGGGGAGGTAGGGACTCCACACACAGTCCGATAAGGGTCGGTACGGGGGGTTCAGTCCGATAAAAGAATTTTCGCCGATTGACCAGATTATCCTTGCACTATGGTCGATAGTGTGCTATACTTTAGGTATGATTAAGACACTAACATACAAAGAGTTTAACCTTGAGCTAACAACTGGTAAACGCAAACCATCAGCCAAAGCCAAATCGTTATCACTTATAGACCAATACTATTATTACCTGATTAGTACAAGAAAACAAAAATGAACAGACTATTCAACAACATCCCGACAGGCCAAATGCTATTACTCATAGTCTTAGCGTATGCCTGTCTTATGTAGGAGGATTGATTATGACCAGACCAGCAAACTTGGCCGGTGCAAGTCCGGCCACTGGTTTTATGAAATCAATGAAACGTAACAGACTACGCAAGTTAGTATCGTGGGGCTATATCACGCAAGTACAAGCTAATCAGTTGTGGCGTGAGTATCTGCGGTTGTTCAAACAGATTACTAATCAGGAGAAAATAAAATGAAAGCACCAGAATCAGACCAGAAAAATCAACAGCGATGTAACAAGTGTGGCCGAATAGTCGGTTGTGATTATCGTGGTCAAAAACATAAATGCAGTTATTGTAATCAGAAGAAAAAATAGAGATAACCACACCACATCACAAGCCCGATGGTCAAGCTGTCGGGCTTTTATTTTATCTAAGTTGGGCCGGTGAAAGTGTTTTTCTTAGAACCAGTAGATATTCTTATACTATTATAAGCAAAACGAATGAAACACTTGTAAAACTTATCGGACGATGTCTACCTCAATACTGTATTATCAGGCCAGAAACATAGTCGGTCTATACACGGTCTACCTCAATATTTTCGATAAATACTTACAGCATAACGAATTACGCTTTTTCGGTCTATGTAGGGCAGTGTGAACTATCTATATACACTTTTTACACTATATCTTCTTGACATATTATACCCTTTTAGTGGTACTCTATACCTCTTTTCTATTTTTAGCTAAGTATAGTTATAAAGAGTATATAGACCATAAAGATAATAAATAACTATAATACTATATCCATAAACAATTTATATGTCGTCTATAGACAGATATTGACATAGACTTACATAGACGGATATACTCTAACAAACCAAAATCACAAATTAGCCGCCTACCTCAACCTGATTATCATAGACGCAAATGCAAGGTAGTTTAGTACCCCTGGTCTTGACATCACCCATCACAGAGCAAACTGAAGAACCGTTTTTCGACCGATAACCTAATTTCCAGTATATTCGATGTCTTGCAGGTTTTCCCTTGACATCCCAGGCCGAATATGATATACTAAAGAGAAAACATTATTGGGGAACAAAAAATGAAAATCACAGGATACTATAACGAGCAAGGTTATCAAATAGAGACAGACAATCCGATGGACGCTATCCTTTACAGGGCCGGAAATCATGCCCTTGATAGTCAACAAGACGGGGACGGAACAGGAATAGAACACCAATTACTACTTGAAACTATCCGACAATATTGCGAACAAACAGGGCAGGAAATTGCAGTTGACAAAAACGCACAGTTTATCGGCGTAAAATATTTACCACCAGACGAAATTTAATCCTTGACATTCCATCTCGATTATGGTACAATACTAATATAGCTAATAGTGGCTGATTGAAAATGAGGATATGATATGGTGCCGGAAAAAGACTCAACAGATAAAAGGTATTGGATTAACGATAATCCTATTGAAAAACCGTTTGGTAAAGATACGTGTGGGATTGTTGATGAAATTGCTGGCGGGATTGTTATTTATGTTTGTCAATTAGGATTAGCTTATAATTTACTTCAGTTATTGGAGAATTGAAAATGAACGAATATGAATGCACTTGTGGGTACATCTGGTTAGACAACTACAATCACGGCTGTCCGATGTGCGGTGAACGGGACGATGTTATTCGGCGTGATTACGTTATTAAACAACCGAATGAGTTTGGTAGTAAATACAATTGGAGGGCAGTAAAATGCTAAGCAAGAAAGACTACAGAACAATCGCGGAGATTATGAAATCAGAATATATACGATATGATGGTACTGGTGAAGATGATGGAGAAGGGAAAAATACTGTAAGTTGTATTGTCAGAAAATTATCCGATTATTTCACAATAGACAATCCACGTTTCGACCGCAACCGATTTATGCAAGCTTGCGGGTTGGACTAATTGTCCTGATAAGCAGGGCGGGAAAGGTAGGTAATAAATGGACAACTACACAGCAGTATCAATAGCAGAAGGTTTTTGTGAAGGCGAAAATGCGACTAAAGAACAGCAAATAGAAGCCTGGCAACACTTAATCGACACTGGCCTGGCCTGGACACTACAAGGCTGGTTCGGTCGTCAAGCACAGAGTTTAATCGAGCAGGGCGTGTGTTCTGCTCCAATAGGAAAGGTGGTGTGAATATGAGTAAAGAATATTGGATAGACGCAGATGGTTATCTTGTTTATGGAATACGAGAAAAAGATGAATGGGAATCAGTTGCCGAAATACCACAGCATCATGTTGAACCGCTTAGTAAAATTATAGCTACCGTACCTGATTTACTGGCTGCGTGTGAATATTATAAAAACGAATGTAGTGGTGCAGAACCTTCGCTTAGTGTATTTGAACGTATGTTAGAGCGTATGTTAGAAAAGCTACTAAAAAAGCAAAATAATCCTTGACCCACCAAGCAGGATATGATATAATTGTAATTATGAAAAAGATACAACAGACTATACTTACAATCGAGGACATCACCGAACACCATGACTTTCTGCTTAAACTACATTTGGGTAAGCAGGAAACTGATGATATGTTAGTACGATTTACTCGAACATTTTTGGAAAGTGAGGTAATAAAATGAAACTTTATCGCGTATGTACAGAAAATAAAAACTACCCAGACATCTTGAATTACCTGGACGAACATTTTTCAGATGGTTACACGATTATCAATACAAATGGAACATGGCAAGGTGTCCGTGAGAAGTCATTGGTGATTGAGATTATAGGTGAAGACGACCCGACTGAACCTGCTCTTGAGCTTTTTGCTTATTGGTTGGAAAAGCACAATAAACAAAAAGCAATTTTAATACAAGTTATCCATTTGATTGAAGATTGGGAATTGTAATTTCCTTCTGCTCTTTAATGTATAGCACGGCACGGCTGTATGGTCGTGTCGAACTATGAACTACGGAACAGTATATCGAATACAGAGCAAGCAAGACAGGACATGCGGTGCGTATGACTACACACCGATGTTGTATGCTACATTTATACATCCAGTACCAACACCAGAAGAAGATATTGGTATTGAACGTGAGCCACATGGATATGAATATCATGGATGTTTATCAGCGGCAGCATTGCTCCGATGGTTTAAGAATTGGATACCAGACCTGCTTCGAGCAGGATATGAGATTGTCGCGTTGCATGATGTAACGATAACAGCAGTAGGTGAATATCAAGTATTATTTAAGTGGAATGATTAGGTTGATAGGCCAGAAAGTGAGGTGTCGAATGATAGAATATAAAGTCGAAATCAAAGAGACGTTAAGCCGTATTGTACCAATAGTGGCTGAAAGTGAAGATAATGCACTTGGTATGGTAGAAACATGGTATAGAGACCAGGGTATCGTTCTGGACGCATCAGATTTTCAGGACGTAGAATTTGAGGTGATATGACCCGCACCTGTAAACGCAATAACAAACTGGATAAACCCGTCCATGAGATAGCTCAACTGTTCGCTGTACGGTTTATTAGCAGTTATGGTATCAAGGCAGCAGAACAGATAGCTAAGCTGGTCTATGAGAAGGTTGTGGCTTCGCGTAAGGGATTAGAAAGGAAGTATGGGAAATGAAAGTGAGGTGAGATATGGAAAATGTAGATAATAATAGTATCACTACAGATGGTACACCAATCGAAGACCAACACGGTCGTGAGCCGAACAAAGTGAAGTCATTGGCTCAGTATTTGGCTAAGTATGTTGAACAGGAGAAATGGAACTTTTCAACAATTACTACAGAATTTAGAGGGGCGGGACATAGTGTTGAAATTGATATAAACGACCTGAAAGGAGTTCTCCAACAAGCATTTGATGCGTATGAAAGCACAGAGCAAGTCAAGATAAGGATTGAACGAGTATGAAACAATGTACTAAATGTAGGAAACGAAAACCATTTTCTGAATTTTATAAAGCGGGAAAAGGTAAAAGTGGTATTCGGGCTGCTTGTAAAGAATGTGTGAATAGTTATAGCCGAAAATATCATTTGACAGACCAGGGCAAACAAGTTAACAATAAAGCCAATAAAAAATATTATCATGCTCATAAAGTTGAAAGAAATGAATATCGTAAAAGATATTATAAAACAGTTATAGGTTGCCTTCGTGCTCGTTTTCATTGTATGAGACGCCGATGTGCTAATCCTAAAGATATAGGATATAAATATTATGGTGGTCGTGGCATCAAATGTCTTTTTAGGTCATCTGATGAATTTGTGGATTATGTAATCAATGTGCTCAAAATTGACCCTCGTGGATTACAAATAGACCGAATTGATAATAATGGGCATTATGAACCAAGCAATATTAGATTTACAACTGCAAAAGAGAATAGTAATAATAGAAGAAAAAACAATGAAATACAAAGGTGTTAGTTATACTTGTTGGGGTTATCAGGCACAAGTGAGGGTAAAAGGTCGTTTGATGTATCTTGGAATATTCAAGACTCTTGAACTCGCTGCCAAAGCGTATGACGAAGCAGCAAAGAAATATCATGGCAACAGAGCTAAACTGAATTTTACGGACCGCTCAATAACAGTGCAACAAGAGCAAGTATATCGTTTGTGTAGTCCAGACTTTTATAATCTAACTTATAAACAAGCTGGTATGGTGATGGGCATTTGCCAAGCTACAATTTGTCGTGAATTGAAAAGAATAAGGAAAAAATGTCCACAATTATTTCCTCTATACCACAAACCAAGTAATTTGTCAATGTCCAGAGCATTAAATAGAAGTCTTTATTATCAACCCTGGATGGATGATAAAATAATAATGAAATTCTAACCGAGCAACATAGGTTTATTGGGAATGGTTAGTTGCAACATCCAGTTTGAATCTGGTATTACCAACCGATCATTATTTGAAAATGAAACAATGTTCTAAATGTAAAAAATTAAAGCCAATAAGCGATTTCCACAGGAACAAACAAACTGTAGATGGCTTTAGACCAAATTGTAAAGACTGTTGTAATAAATATCATCGGAAATATTATTAAATTCATAAGGCTGAGAAAGCCAGAACTATGAAAAAATATCAACAAAATTATAAATCTAAACTTGTAGATTATGACAAAAAATATCAGAAAACACTAATAGGTTATCTCCACAAACGTTTTACAACGATGAATCAAAGGTGTAATAATCCTAAGCATTTAAGTTACAAATATTACGGCAGCCGAGGTATTAAATGTTTATTTAAGAATGCCAATAGATTTATTAATCATGTTATCAATGATTTAGGGTATAATACATTTGAAAAACTCAAAGGATTACAAATAGACCGAATTGATAATAATGGGCATTATGAACCAAGCAATATTAGATTTACAACTGCAAAAGTAAATAGTAACAATAGGAGAAAAAGAAAATGAAAAAAACTAAAACACATTATGTACCAAGACAAATGTGGGAAATTATACTTTTTGCCAATGCTGTATGCGGGCAATCTGTAGAAACACATAAACATCCGAGATATTACAAATCGGGGAGCACTTTTCATAAAAATCATGTTACGTGCCAAAACTGCCGGCGGACTAAAGTATTCAGGGATATAAAATAAAGCCCGATAAAAGAATTTTAGAAAAGTTGTAGAAAATTCTGAGATTTTTTCTTCAAAACCCTGCAATTAGAGCTAATTCCCCGGTAGTATAGAGGGGAACAATAAATGGGTAAACGATTGATAACTAAAAAACAAGAGCAGGCATTACGCTTATGTCATCAGGACTTCGATGGTTTGTCCCCTAAAGAAGCTGCAAAACGAATGGGTATAAGCCAATCAGCATTAAATGGGTTGTTAACTCGTCTTAAAAAGAATCCACGCTTTCGAGTATATTTTCCTATTTTGACTAAAACCGAAGCTGAGCGTTATCATCTTTATATGATTGAAGGTTGGGGCGTGGATGAAATTGCAGAGCATTTTGGTTTAACTCCTAATTCGGTTTATAAAACACTCAAACGAACAAGAAGCAAAGGAATGTTCTTTACAGAAGCAAAAGGTCGAGTTTTGCAGTATGATTCAAACATGGATGCTTCAGTGAAACAGAAATTTTAATCTGACCAGCTTGACCCCTCACCTGCGGCCACTGCAACAATAGGAACAGGGTTGGAAGGCAGTAGGGCTGGTCTTCATTTTAAGGAAGAATAAATATGGAAAAATCGATAAGTTACAAAGACTATATGTTACTTGCAGACGCTTATGACAAACATTCACGAACATTAATGAGTGCGAAGGGTGAAGAGTATTCTTTAGATGGTGATTTTCTTGCAATGGAAAATAGACTTGCCGGAATGCTTGGAAAAGAACCAGAATATGTAAGCCTGGTAATGGCGGGAAAGCATATTACAGCAATAGGAATAATTTTAGACAAAAATAAAGCTTCTGAGATCAATTTAGAAAAATTAGATGAACGAATCCGCGATGCAAGCAATTTGCTTAAAATTGCCAGTGCTTTTATTCATGCAAAACAGAATGATTTTTCGTTGCATTTAGGAAAAGAAGAAAAACCAACAGAGTTCGTCTGTCCCGTAGGATGGGTAATAGCACTTGCTGATCACAATAATAATTGTGGATGGTATGTTTCACCTGGAGGTACTCGATATTTACATAAAAATTTTATAATTCAACATGGTACAGGTCACAGTGATGATAATTATAAATTCGGTGAAGCCCCTGGCTACTGGCCAACGAAAGAAGCCGCAGAGGATGCACTGAAACAATATTTAGAGAAAACGAAATGAGAACTATTTTAATCGTAGGATTGATTCTGATATATGTTATACTTGGCATTGTTGACCTTAAAGGCCATAATGTATCAACAGGTATATCTGCATTTTTATTAGCCGCGGTAAATGGATTATTGTTTTTCGCGGGGGGGAAGACATGATAGAAACATTTTTAATTGCTATTATAATGACGTTTATATGTGGTGTTTATTTTGGCCCATATATAAAAAAAATCGGAATAAAAATTATACAGTGGGGCGAATTGAAATGATAAAAACCGTATTCCTTGATATAGATGGTGTGCTTGCTAATTTCCGTAAAGGTATACATGATGCTTTCAATAAACCTTATGATTATCTTACACTATCAAAAAAATGGAAATTCTGGGATGATTGGCCTGACGTAACATTTGAAATGGTGAATGCTGCTTGCAATATAAAATTTTGGGCAGGATTAGAATGGATACACGATGGCAAAGATATATTAATGGCAATACGGAAAATATTTAATTCTGAAGATATTTATTTACTTACTACTCCAATGCCTAATATTGAGTCATCATTAGGCAAAGAGATATGGATAGATGCCTGGTTGCCAGAATATGTTAAACGCACCATTATTACTCGAACTTCAAAACATTTGTTAGCTCGACCTGATACTCTATTAATCGATGATAAAAACGAGAATGTAGATGGATTCCGTAAAGTTGGCGGTAAAGCTGTTTTGATAAACAGGCCATGGAATGCGGGGCACAAAAGGGCTAATCATACAGTTGAGGATCTAAAGAATGAACTTAAAAAATACACCTAATTTCCCACATTATCAATAAAAGAAAATGGAAACATATTTGGAGTAAAATATAATGTCAACAATAGTAGAAGTAAACAATATGTTAAAAGCTGAAATGCTTGACCGGCATAATTTCAAATGTCAACATCGCCACGATGGATTTACTCATCCTGCTTGTTATGATGCTGCCAGAAAAGATGGAGAACGAATAGGATTCTTAGATATAGAATCCGGTGGTAGTCTTGATGCTGATTGGGGGTTTTTATTAACTTATTGTATTAAGCGATTAAACGGGTCAATTATAGAAGGTTCTATCACTCCTGCGGAAGTACGAAAACCTCTAATGAACGGTGGAACTAAAGATAAACGACTATTGCAAAAATTTTGTAAAGATGTTTGGGATTTTGATACATTAGTAGTATATTATGGTAAAGATACAGGTGGTCGATACCAACGACACGATATTCCATTTCTTAGGACACGTGCTGCTAAGTGGGGAGTTAAAGGATTTCCAATGTGGAAACAGATGAAAATAATTGATCTTTTTGATATAGTTAAAGCTAAATTTAAGTTATCCAGAAGATCAATGAAAAATGCTTGTCGATTATTTGGCATAAAATCGAAAGCTTCTCCGTTTAATATGGAAGTTTGGCAAGATGCTTTAGCTGGACATCAGGCTGCACTTGATTATATTATGAAACATAATAAAGAAGATGTTATTTCAACAGAAAAACTTTTCAAGAAATTAATGTCTTATCGTGGAACTCGTGGTAAAATATGAAATACATAATCATATTATTAATATTCTGGATGTTGGTTCATACAACGTGGACACATAGGAGATAGTGATGGGTAAAGGAGATCAATACCGGGCATCATCTACTACTCGCGAAGAACGAGATTTACGGCGTAAATATGCGACAACCAAGATGACTTTCAATCAGTATGAACGTGAATATAAGAAGTTAATGAAACAAGATTTGATTAAAAGAAATGGAAAGGTACTGAAATGAACAAAGGTGATAAGGTAATAATTGACGATACCAGTTACTCACGAAGTGTTATGAATAAAAAATTAGAGCATCCTGGTAATAATTTAAGATATAAAAAATGTGTAATCATTGAACTTAATTGCACATTTCCAAAAACATCTAAGTGGGATGGTGATAATGTTAATAATACGATAGTCCAAGTTTGTGAAACTGGCCAAGTAATATTCATTGAAGAACGCTTTCTGAAATTGGTACCGCCGAAGCATAAAATTATGATTGATATGGTTTGTTATTCTGGTTATGCTATGACTGGTAAAATACTTGAAATCTCCGACAAACTTTATCAGGAGATCAAACGTGAGTCATAAGCCAAGTAAACTCACACGCACCAAGCCTAATAAACAAGCCAGGCGAACACGCAAGATGCAAAAGCGTAAGATGCTTAGGGGACTCACTGTACCCCCGGCGGGTGGGAGGAGGAATAAATAATGGCAAAAGAACAAAAAGAAACACAAACAATGTTAGTTAGTTTTGAATCAGGACATTATAAAAAAGTTACTGGAAAATGGAAAGGTGATAGTGTTTGGACTCATTGGATAAAATCTAATGGGAAGACAGTGCATATAAATAAAGACAAAGTTGAATACTATGAAGAGTTATAAATGATCACCCAAATCCTCGATAATATAAACTGGCCAACTGATGTCCTGTTCCTGGACTTTGAGTCCTTCTTTAGCCAAGAATATTGTATGGGCAAGGGCAAAAACGCCTTATCAATAGTCGAGTATATCACTGATTCTCGATTTCGATTTACGGGTTTGGGAATCCAAATTAACGACCAATTACCACGTTTTATTCCCGGCCCCCATGTACCCTGGGCTATCGAACAACTGAAAGAAAAATTTGGAGTAGCTCTTCATAATTGTGTTGTTACGGCAAAAAATAATAAGTTTGATTGTCTGATTTTGGTTGAAAAATTTGGCATTTTTCCGCCTTATACTATCGATGTTGAAGATCTATCACGTTATTATGATAGTCGAATGAAACAGGGGCTTAAAGACCTTGTCAAACTATTCAAACTTCCGGCAAAGGGTGAAACCAAACAGTTCAAAGGATTGTATTGGGAGACAATGACATCAGAGCAACGCCAGGCTATGAAAGAATATTGTTTAAGAGACATTAAGAATGAAAAATCATTATTGGAAATTTTATTACCGAAACTTGATAATGTTAATACGGAACTTGATCTCGCTCGCCATACGCTTAACCTTTATCTTAGACCGGTACTCAAACTTGATACGCAACAAGCTACGAAAATCGCGAGCGAAATGGATCGAGCGTTATCTGAAGACTTACGAAAAATAGCTTGGGTGCTAAAATATAGAACTAAAGCTAAGCCAAACATCTCGAAAATAATGCGTGCTAAGAAAATCTTTCCACAAATTCTTCAAGACATTTTACCTGAAGGCGAAACAGTGCCAATGAAAAAAGGTAAGAATCAGATGATCCCGGCCACTGCTCAGAACGATGTAGCATTTCAATACCTTTTGGCACACAAAGACCAAAAAGTACGTGAATTATGTCGAGCTAAAGCTGCCTGTTCAAGTTGGCCGTTGCATCAAAGTAAGGTTAAACGTATGATTGATCAGGCTAATTGTTGTGATGGGTTGATCCGAATGCCATTGAAATACTATGGGGCACATACAGGTCGTTGGTCAGGAACAGGTGGCTGGAATCCGATGAACCTGGGTGGTAAAGGTCGTGGCCGTCCTATTCATCCATTGGTAACTGCTGTTCGAGGAACATTAGTAGCACCTGATGGTTACACACTGGTGATCGTTGATAGTGCACAAATAGAAGCTCGTGAATTAGCCTGGGTAGCACACCAGGATGATCTTGTGAAAGGGTTTGCAGATGGTGAAGACATCTATAGTGAGTTCGCCTCGGACTTATTTCAAGCGAAAGTTTGGAAGCCAAGTGAGGAAGAAAAGAAAACTCCTGAAGGCCAAACGGCTGATATTAGAAGAGGCTTTGGGAAGGATGCCATACTCGGATGCGGATATGGAATGGGGACTAATACTTTCTTTGATCGTTGCAGGCAAAATGATACTCTCCGTCCCCTCTTTGACAGTGGAGAATATGATTGGGATTTCATTAGTCGACTTATCAAAACTTACCGAACCAAATATACCAATATATGTGATTTCTGGACTGAGATTGAAAAATGTTTCCGGTGGCCTACCAAATACGCAAAAGAAAGAACAGAATATAAAATATCCAATACAGCATCCTTACGGTTTTGGAAATCGGGGACTATAATCAAGATGCAACTTTCATCAGGACGAATAATGAATTATCGTCACGCATCAGTGTCACCTAAAGATGATAGTATCAAATATCTACATGGACATCTCTGGGGTGGATCGATTACGGAAAATCTGATTCAGGCAATGTGTCGTGATTTACTGGGATATTGGTTATTGAAATGTGAGGATATTGGTATTCCTATAGTATTACACTCGTATGATGAGTTAGTTGGTTGTGTGCCTGAAGAAGAAGCTGAAGACGCATTGTTTATTATGATAGACGTAATGAAACAAGCTCCGCTTTGGGCTGATGGACTCCCTTTAGCTGCCGAAGGTATGATTAGTGAACGTTATTGCAAGTAAAATATGTTCTAAGTGTGGAAAAAAATTACCAGTAACAACAGAATTTTTTTATAAAAATAAAGGTGGAAAATACGGATTTAGATCTGAATGTAAAAAATGTCTTAATAAACAGCATAAAAAATATCGTCAACAAAATCAAGAAAAAGAAATTTTTCGACATAAAAAATATTATAATACATTAATCGGATATTTGCAATATTGTTTTGCAGCTATTAATCAACGGTGTAATAATTCAAATAATCGTAATTATAAACATTATGGTGGTCGTGGTATTAAATGTTTATTCAAATCATCCAACGAATTTATAGATTATATAATTAACATTCTTAAAATTGATCCACGCGGGTTGCAAATAGATCGCATTAATAATGACGGTAATTATGAACCTGGCAATATTCGATTTGTAACTCATAGAGAAAACCAGCAAAACAAAAGGAATAGAAAATGACCAAGAAAAATTGTAGGTATTTAATATCTCAAATAAAACAACACCAAAAAGAATTAATAAAATTACGTCAAAAATATACTTCAACTTCACCATTAAATATTTGGAATTCAAAAGCTCAAATGGTGTTTGCAAATAAACATTTAGATGCAGCTATAGAAAATCTTGAAAGAAATTTATAAATGAATCGCCGGATCTTTCTTAAATCCTTAGCCGCCGCATGCGGGGCTGCTGTTGTGTGTCCTGGTGAGTTGGTGAAGGGCAAGTCAGAACGCGAGATCTTATTAGAGAAATTTAGAGCAGCAGCACTAAATACTAAAAATAAAAATGATAATCCGGTATTTGGAAAAGGTAAACGAAGTGAACATATTTACATGATTGATCATCCTGTTTTTCATAATACTGTTCATACAATGCACAATTTCGGTGGAAGGTATTCAGGTTATGTTATAACGAGGTCAGCATGAAGCGATTCAAACACCACATAGATCTAATCCGTTACGCAGCCAGACGTGCGATTCATCGGTGTGACATTTTGGAACCTGAAGTACATGCTGAAAAACTTGTGGAGTATATGAAGAAAATTGATTGGTTAAAATGGGCCAGGCAAAAGTTGGAGAGAGTGAGATGAACAAGATAGATTGCCTAAAACAATTTCTTATACGGTGTTGTTATCAATATTATGTTAAGTCTAATCCTATGATTAACGACAGACTTTATGATGCCCTATTTGGCGATATGAAACATCGAGAATCAATGAGACTACAGAAAGAAGGTATCTGGCCTGATTCAGATTCTCCTACCCAAATGATTTGGGGAGATAGTGACAGTCAGTATCCTGATTGGGCTAAAGAATGGAAAAAGATGGAGTGTTGTACTGAATGAAATACCGACAAACCAAGCTCCAAAGGTTCAATGACCTGGCCAACGCTATTAATCAGATTCGTAAAGGAGAAAAAGTGAAACGGATTGGTGCTAAAGACGGTTCAATACAAACACACTCAGTAATATCGGTAGATCCTAAGAAACTTGAGCATGAAGTTCTCGCTGATTGTTTATTCTGGCTACACAAATATCACGTATTTTATAATAGACACGATGCTGGTACATTTCAGAATGATCGTGGACAATGGGCTACATATGGCATAATAGGATCAGGTGATATTCATGGCATGCTTAAACCTAACGGTCGATCTTTTGAAATTGAATGTAAACGTGGTTCGGGTGGTCGATTATCTATTGGTCAGCAACAACGAATGAAGGATGTCCGTGCAACTGGTGCATTATATTTTGTGGTACATGGTCGAGAAGAACTTGAATACTTTATGCAGGAGTATGTATGATATATTGTGGAATGTGGGAATATAAAAACTGGCAGGATAACACTGCTATTTGGATACATGAATGGGTACGAGTAATTCCTATAAAACCATTTGGGCTTAGGTTTGAAACATATACATTTGGAACATATAGAAAATATTTACCAAAGGAGATTGAATGATCGGTGCAATTATCTACTGGTGGACTAAGAAACATAATTGGTCTGAATGGACAGGATTAAGATATACAGATGGTAGGACATGGTATTGGATACGGATCTGTCATAGATGTTTGAAAACAGAATCTACATTAAAGGAACCAGGAGTAAGTAATTATGAAAACGAAAAAACAGATTAAAAAAGAAATTGAAGCACTTAAAACAGTTCGACCAAAGGTACGCCTTCATAGTATGTTCGGAGATGATAATCTTGCTGCCCTCGATGCTCAAATTGAAGTGCTTGAAAATAATTGGGATGGTAATGATATTTATGATAAATATGATCATGCTGATTTCTCAGAATATATATTAGAATCAGCACTTGATGCACGACAATGGATTGATGACTTATTAACTGAAGTAGATAGTTTGGCCGAAGATTGGCCTTTGGAGGAAAATAGCTAATGCCAAGAAAATTAATACTCTCAGCAAGTTCAATTAGTGCTTTCAAATCTTGTCCAATTCGATTCAGGAACGCATATATATATGGCATCCGAAAAATAGAAGATAGCGAATCTCAAAGAGTGGGGATTAACTGGCACTCAATCCTTGAAGTTGTCAGCCTGGTGCCAGGAAGTGATTGTCCTGAATGCGAAATGAATGCAACAGCCGGTGACATATTTGATCCTGAACAATGTATAATCTGTACCGGTACTGGTAAAGTTCCTGATGATATTATGATTGTCATAACTCGTGTACTGAATAAGGCTTACGAGAACGTAGTATTTGCCGACCCTGTAGCTAAAGAGGTCGAACGGGTGACATTACTTCATGCACTTATTGGATACCGTTGGTATTACGGTGAACAATTAGAATCAGTTGTTGCCAGAGAACAATATTTCAGCCTGCCATTACTCAATCCTCAAACCGGACATCCTATACCAGATGTGTTTATTGAAGGTCGAATTGATAAACTAATCGAACTCGCTAATGGTATCGCTGTTAAGGAACATAAATCAACCAGTAAGTCCATTAATCCTGATTCAACTTATTGGGGTCACTTGAATCTTGACACACAGACTACTATGTATATCTATGCTGCCAGGCGATTGCAGCTTAGTGAGGATTCTAATCCTGCTGATGATATAGGGTTTGAAGCAAACGATTCACTCATCAACACAGTCAAGTACGATGTGTATCATAAGCCAACGATCAGGCCGAAGAAACTCACCCAAAGTGACAGTAAGAAGTTCGTGGCTGACGGGATATATTGTGGACAGGAGTTTGAAGTGATAGATAACGTAGATACTGACAGCGATTCCGGTGGCTTATATGTAAACGGCCACGAAGCTGAAGTTGAACCCGGTGCTAAAGAAGGCACCTTCGCCATTCGTGAGACACCTGACATGTTCGGTGCCCGATTGCTCAAAGACATTACTGAACGTCCTGAGTTCTATTTTCGATGTATAGAACTTACTCGAACTGATGCTGAACTCAAAGCATTTGAACAAGAACTCTATGATATTGCTAAGAATATGCAATTTATGATTAGATCGGGTCGATATTATAGTAATGAAAACCAATGTGAGGCTACTTATCGGTGTGATTATATAGAACAGTGTTATAACCGCATGCAGGTTGATCAGGATCATGTGCCTGATAATATGAAATGTATATTTAATAGAAAGGACGGTGAGTGATGACAGGAGTAGATACCGGTTTAGTCTTTAAGGGCCATTCTATTTTACTTGGACCAAGACATTCTGATCATAGAATGGTTGATAAACTTGTTTTAACACAACTTGATCGATTCATTAGAGAATATTTTCCAATTCTTTCAGATAATGAAGTTTTTGTTAAAGGGGCTTTGTCACTGAAGTCAAAGGGAAATCAAGATGACTAAAGTTAAAACCGTATTCGCATACGAACTATCATTAATACACGACAAAAACATCAAACAATTCGTCATAACTTGCTTTGATAAATTTTGCCCGGATTATTTTTGGACCTGCCCCTGTAGCACATCAGGTAAGTATCACCCACAAGTAGCACTTGGTGTAGGTGGCCTGATCCGACACACCAAGCTTGCTGTCTGGTGGGGAATTGAACTGTTGAAGGCGTTAAGTTCATCATATGATCTAAAGATTATACCGCCCATACAGTTACAAGATGAAGTCACCGCAACACTTCTGTTACACGATATGATTAAGAACGGTAAGGGTTTGGATGCACAAGGTCGTCCACTTGATCGCAGTGTGACAGGAACGCATGGGGTGACGTTGGCTGAGAAGATAGATAATAAAGGACTTGAGGATAAATTAAATCTTGAATCCTGGGAAAGAATATTTAATGGAATTGCTTGTCATATGGGAATTTGGACTACTAATCCTTATTTTAGACCAGATACCATAGCAATTCCTACTCTAAAAGCCTTCGCACAACTAATCCACCTGGCCGACTATACAGCCAGTCGTAAAGTTGATGAAATATATCATAAATTAGAACAGGAGAAACAAAATGGCATTATCAAAAAAACCGCCAATGTTAAAAAAATCGTTACCCAAAGCCCCCCTTGCCCCGGTGTCCGCAAAGCCGAAAACGGCTAAACAACAACAGCAAAAGGTTAATAAAACATTTCAAGTAGCAACTTGGGATGGTGCTGGAGAAGGTGAGAAAATTATTGGTTACGCTGATTCAGGTATGGGTAAGACTACACTTGCTTCAATGCTACCTACACCTGTATTCGCTGGTCTTGATGATGGTGGTCGTAAAATTAAAAATCCCATTACTGGTGAACCATTAAAAAATATCCCAGACATAAAAACATTTGCTGATTTCAGAACAGCAGTACAACAACCTGATCTTCTTGATGATTATGAGACACTTGTTGTTGACACTGGTACTATACTTGAATCATTGGCACTCAACTGGATGTTAGAAAATGTATTAGGTGGCGAGAACGGCACTAATCATATGAAAAACATTGAACAATATGGATGGGGCAAAGGTCATCGACATTTGTATGATACTATGCGTTTACCTCTTGCAGACTTTGATGCTTTGATTAGGTGTGGTAAAAACGTATGTATTCTTTGTCAAATGCAACAAGTATCAATCGCTAATGCCAGCGGTGAAGATTATCTTTGTGATGCTCCTAAACTGGCACCCAAACACGGTAAACAAACTCCATCAATCTGGGGTATGTGGGTTGAATGGGCTGATCATGCTTTCAGAATTAGTAATGAAGGCGTAGTAGCTGCTAAGGATGATGCTAAAGCTAAAATAGCTAAAGCTACATCAACCGGTAATAGGATTATTAATATTCATGCTCCTGAAGTCCATTACAAAGCCAAGTCACGAAGTATACCGCCAAGATTTCCTGTAGTATCATTTGATAATCCCGCGGATGATTCAATCTGGCGATTTCTATTTGATGAATGCTGGCGTGATATTCCAGAGGAAGGGAATGAGTGATGAGAGAATTTGAAAAGTGGAAAAGTGAAAATTTCAAACCAGAAAAAAATTTAGTTGATTCAGAAGATTATTTTTGCGGATATGCAGATGGATTAGAAACAGGTTGGCGAGCAGTTTTGGAGATGGTCTTAGGTTGGCTTGATTATTCATCTGAACATAAGGAGATAGCAGACAAAATACACGATGAACTGGGAGACACATAATGGGCATAAAACTAAGAGGACCAGCACCCAACAGAAACGACCCATGTCCCTGTAAATCTGGACTTAAATTCAAATGGTGTCATGGTGACGGTGGCAAACAAGCAGCATGTGACCGTGTAGCTTTTGAACATATGTCATTACTAATAATAAAGGAACAACATAAACGTAAAATCATATCAGATGAACAATATAAGGCATTCATGGAAAAATATAAATCTGATTTCGTGCCAGAACCAGTAACAGATAGAGACGTGGATGAACTAATGGCCAGTACCGGATTAAAACGATGTTCATGTGGTGCAGTAATACCGGATGGTTGTGAAATGTGTGTTAAGTGTAAAAATTTGAAAGGGTAAGAGATGAAATTTGAAATAAATGAGGAAAAACAAGAACCTGTTGTGAAGTTAGAACTTCGTTATGATAATGACGATGTAGATGTAGTAAGTATTGTGGGAGATAATGAATATCCTCTCATATCATTTAATGCTGGCGGAACATTTTACAGATATACGAGTGTTACTAAAGATATTGGATTCAAACTTAACAAAAATGGACAAATTAAAGAACGCAAATAATCTTTTTGAAAGGGTAAAACATGGGACTTGACAGAATTGGAACATTCAGATGTAAGGTACTCGAATGGGGTATTGATGGCAAAAAGAAAAAAGGTACTGATATGGAACTGCCTTGGTTCAATGTAAGAGTTTTACTTACAGAAATCTATGACCAAAAAGAGGAACAATGGTTCGATTATAGTGAATATGAAGCTGAAATCACTGCATTCTTGTGTCTTTACGGTGCTATCAAAGCTAAAGGTGGAAAAGTCGGACCTACACTTAGTATGGATCAAGTTAAAAAAGTATTCAAATGGGATGGTAGATCACTGATTCAACTTGCTGGTGGTGATTATAGCGAACTTGAGTTTCAGGTTAGAATTGGTGAGAATACTTATGAAGCGGCTACATATCCATATCAAGTTAATTGGATCAATGAGTATGATGCTGATCCCGTAGTCCAACTTCGTAAGCTCAATGCCAAAGAACTTAAAGACCTGGATAAACAATTTGTTACTCTCGCTGCACAGCATGCAACACCAAAACCAGTAGCTACTGCTGCCAAAGCTCCAGCTAAAGTACATCCAGCACGAGTACCTGCTGATGATGCTGCACTTGATACACCAGAAGAGAAGAAACGTAAACTTGCTGCGAAGTCGGCCAAAAATAGAGCGGCTATTAAGAAAACTGCTACATCGCTACCGGCAGCAAAAACTGCTTCGACAGTACCACCGCCAAAACCAGAATCGACAACTGCTGCAATCCCACCGGCAAAACCAGATGAAACTGCATGTACTATGAATGAAGCGTGGAATGCTATTGTGGATTTACGAGATCCTTCTATCAACGATAAAGTAATTGGTGAAGTGTGGCATAGTGCCATTGCTGAAATTGTTGGTCCTGATGCTGTATCAGAAAATGTTACTCCCGAACAATGGCATTTGGTCAAAGAGAAAACACTTGAAAACGTTGCGAAATTTTGATTTATATTCCCTTATGATCATTAATCAGGTCGTAAGGTAGACATATGATCGAGATGCTGGCGGTGGCGTGTGTGAAACGCAGCGTTAGTGAGGCAGATTGAGAATAGATAGTATCCACGATATTATCTTGAAGCGTTCTGTAGCAGGTAGCGGGTTGTGGCCAATCCTGCCCGCCAGCATCTATTTTTGAGGTGTGATATGAATGATTCAGAAAAAAGATTATTGTGGGTTTATTATACTACCTTCAAACCAATTTGGCAAGCTTCATCAAGTTATAATCCTAATATTGGGATAACAGGTCTTTTCAGGATTGCTCCAACTTTTGATTCTATAATAAAAGATGAATCTATTTCAATTCAATATTGGGATAGTTATAATGGTTGGAAGCATGATGGTTATGCTTCTTGGAAATTTGTTCAAAAAGTTGTTGATGCTCATCGTGCAGGTAAAAGATGTTCTGATTTAGCAAATAATTTAGTAAGGCATAAAAGTAAAGTTGTTTGGAATTAAATATGATTTTAACTTTCGCCGAACAATACGAAGTTTTCAAGAACAATGTCACCACAAGCATATTAGAACATCTGGTTGAAGAACTTGGTGTTACTATAGAATCCTTAGAAACGCTTGGTGTAGGATATTATCCTGGTGAGTATGCTTGGGTATTTGCCGAGCGTGATGCTAAAGGTGACATCATTGGTTTACTTAAACGGTACCATAATGGCAAAAAATTCATGGAACCAGGATCTAAACGTGGGCTGGTCTATCCTTACAACTCGGATCATGCGGTAGGAGATAAGAAATATGATGCGGGGAGATATGGTTGGGTTCAGATTCACCGAACAGGTCTTGAGTGCCCCATCTGTGCGAGAAAAGATTGGTGTCGGGTTAGCCCTGATTATGAAGATCGAGAAGGTCCGTCTGCTGTAGCATGTAGCCGTATTAGTAATGAATCAGTGCGAGAAATAGCACCTGATGGTTATCTATTCATACTTGATGCTGCGAGGCAAAGTTCTATAACAGGATCAGGTCACTCAGTATTACCACCGACTGATTTACCTATCCCTATTGTCGAGGGTGCAAGTGATGTACTCGCGGCGATGTCAATCGGTTTCATTGCTATTGGTCGGCCTTCTGCTGAAGGGGGTATGGAAATCCTTAAAGAGATGCCTCTTGCGAGTAAAGAGATCTGGATCATAGGTGATAATGATGCTGGTGCTGGTAAAGAAGGAATGCAGAAAACTTACCTCAATATCAGAGGTATGACTGATAATATCAAGTGCATACTTCCACCAAAAGGAATTAAAGATTTACGACAGTGGGTACAACGTGGCCTTACTCAGACTTCATTGTTTGAGTATGTTGGTGAACATGGCGATGATAATAAAGAAATAAATCCTAATCTGTTTGCAAATGATATAGCTTATCTTATTGCTGAACGATTTATGAATGAACATCATATGTTGAATGGAGTACCTATACTTCGCAGCTATCGTGGTCAATGGGTGCAATGGAATAAAGATCATTACGAAGATCTATCAATGGCGATATTCAAAGGTAGGCTATACAAGTTTCTTGAAGGCAAACAATGTGAAAAAACTAACGCACAAGGTGTAGTAAGTATGATGCCCTATAAACCCACCAGAGCAAAAGTAAATGATATTATTGATGCTTTGAATACGTGGTGCCCGATAGAACGAGATCCTCCGTGTTGGCTTGACCGCGAAGATCATCCACATCCGAGCGATCTTATTATTTTCAAGAACGGTATGCTCGATGTAAATGAATATATGAAAGGTAATATTGTTTTGCATAATTCTAATCCGCGATTATTTACTTATAACATCTTTCCTTATGATTTTGATGAAGATGTTTGGTCAAATTTGTATGAAGATACTTACAATCAGATATTTAATGAAGATACTGAATGTATCAGGACACTATTACAATGGCTCGGTTATAATCTTGTACCAGATATGACTTTAGAAAAATTGATGCTTTTTATTGGTGATACAAGATCAGGTAAAAGTACAATCCTTGAAACGTTACATGGTATGCTTGGTAAAGATCAATATAGTGCTACCAGTTTTCAGGCATTAGCTAACACACATGGACTATATTCACTTATAGGTAAACTTGCTGCCACGCTCGGCGATGCGAGAACTCCGAGAAGAGGTGAAGCAGATACAGCCCTCCAAACAATATTACAAATAAGTGGCGGTGATCCTGTTACAGTAAATCCCAAATATATACAACCATTCGATGTCCATCTGACTTGTCGATTTACTGTAGCCATGAATAATCTTCCTGGTTTCTCAGATCCAGCTAAAGCATTTGTAGCCAGATCCATTGTTCTTAATTTTCCTAATTCATATGTTGATAGAGAAGATTTCACTTTGAAAAGTCGTTTGAAAAAAGAAGCCAAAGAAGGTAAACTAATTAATTTTGCTTTGCAGGGTTTGAAAGATCTCAGAGAACAAGGCAAGTTTACTATGCCTATATCTTCTAAACAACTTTTACAACAACTGAAAGAAATTACTGCACCAGTAACGGCATTTGTAGGTGAGTGTTGTGATAAGATTCCAAATGCTTATATTACCAGGGACCAGTTATTTGAAGTATGGCAGATATGGTGTTATAAAACCGGGCATAATGTTGGCAATAAAAATTATTTTGGTCGCTGGTTCAATCAGGCTTGTCCTGGAATTGAGAGTTTTCGTCCTATTATTGACGGGCGAAGACAATACGCATATCGTGGGATTACACTCTCTGATTGGGTGTATTCCGCTTATTTAGGTCGCCCTAAAAGTTAGTTAGGAGAATTGAGATGAAAGTAGAAAAAGCAACTTATTTTGATTTAAGTGATAAAATAAAGTAATTAAGAACCGAGAAAGAACGAATACAATGGCGATTAAATTATATCAAAAACAATCATTCTGATTCAGTAGCCGTAAAATTTGCTTTAATTGCCAATGACAATGAAATTGATAAAGAATTAGCACTCTTAAAAGGAGAACAGAAATGACCAAAAAACTAAAAGCATTAATAGTTGTGTTCTGCACCATTGGGCTTGTTGCCCTATTTGGTTGCAGTTCTGTGATGGACTTGGCTACGCCTTGTCATATCGAATCAGATCTAATTGAATATGTTGATGAAAAACCAACAAGTTATCTACCATTTACTACATTGTGGGACGCAGAACGACTTGGATTAAAGTTTGATTACCTACACCAAGTTAAACAAATTGATTATCAGCGATTGGCTGAAGATGATAATATTTTTGTAGACTATATAACAAGCATACAAGGTCGGCATATCGTCTCAGCAAAACAATTTCAAAAAACAGTTTACACACCAAACGGTCCTGTTGGATTAGCATTGACTACACTTTTTGGTGGTACGTTGGGTGCTGTATTAATTCCGCGTCCAGGTGACAAGAAAAAGGTATAGGCTAAAAGGAGAGTGGATTGATGAATGATACATGTGGCGATTGTATATATTTTCAATCAGCCTGGCTTTGTAGAAAAGTTAGAAATACAGGTGGTAAGAATAGTCCAATAAATAATTGTCCTGATTTTGAAAGGAAACCTATGTCAAACATTAAAATCACAGCAGAAGTAGACGGCAAACAAATGCCATTAGAAAACATCAGTACAGAAATATTTGAAGCGATTAAGGCGTTGGAGAAGTCGAAGGAGATTCCGGTGACAAGATTGGCTACTTATTCTGGTTCACCGCGTTTATTGTTCAAACCAACAGAAAGCATTATACTTGAAGTTGGAAAAATTTATGCCCTTGATCTCAAACGTGGTGTCTCAGTTGTCAAATGGATACCAAAAGACGATAATAAATTTGTAGGTACAAATTATTCGGATGCTTACATAATATGACCCATTTTCAATCACCATTGCACATAGTATCATGGCTCGGACAGAACTGTACCAGAAAAGCCATCTGCCGGGCATTAAACGAGGGTCAGGTTGAGTTCTTTGGTGGGTTCAATCCTATTCCACCAACAACTCATCCTGGTTGGATCATGCGAGTGACATCTGTTCATGATCGAACTTGGTATGTCGCAGTGATTTGCTATGATTATCGTTATGGTATCAGGATTCTCAGGGATGTACCCTGGGATAAGTGGGTTGGTACGTTCATGTGGGGTGGATTTAGAGCACGATTACATAGTGGTGATCATCCGGAAAAGTATTTAGAACTTAGGAGAATATGGAATGAAAACAGGTTATTATTTAATAATTAAGAGATCAAGTAATTCACTTCTTGTTGATAAAACTATTTTTGATTTAGCAACTGATAAAAAAGCAGATCCTATACTTTGGTGTCGTGATGGAATGTTTTGTTTAATTCCAAAAGAAGTAATTCAGAATGCTATAGATAGGTATGAAATGTCTCAACAAACAGATCTTAAAGTTATATCACCAACATTATCTTTTGTTTGGAATCAAGGTATCCCGATTAGCAATCTGGCAGGAAGGGCATTACTTGGTGAGTAAAGCAACAATTAATCCAATGATAGCACTAAGTGCAACTCCCCAGGCCATAATGTTATAACGGAAATGATGGACATCATGATTATTAGACCATATCTCAAGCCGTTCAGTGCGTTCATCGACTCTGATTAACATTTCTTTTTCTTCATCTGTCATTTTGGCTCTTTTCTTACTGGCACTCGCCGTGCACGCCGTTCCGCTGTTGGTTCTTCTTCGCCATATTTTTTAATCACGTATGGAGAATAGATTAACCGTTTATAATCATCAGTTTCACCTATCATTAGATCTATCATGCCACCTGTAGTTGTAAGTGCTTGTTGTGGAATCTTACCAGTAAAAGCACCAACAGCACCAATACCATGTGTAACTGCCCCACGCACATCACCACGTTTCGCCGCTGCCACACCCCGGACTATTTCTTCTGGTCCTTTGGCCGGTATTGTAGAAATTTCTGATGTAATTGGATCCCATTCACCTGTTGCAAGATTATATATAAATCTACCACCAAATATTAATGGTGAGATTATATATGAAACAAGATCTAATCCCATTTCTTTTGCATCTTTCGGTAATCGGCCACGAGTAATCATACCTAACATCATAGATGGTAAAATTTGGCTAAATAGAAAGCGGTACATAGCCATACTTTTGCTAATCTCTCCGGCTCCATATTCACCTAAAATATCATGTCTGAGAGCTTGCCAGTTTTGGTTACGTTGATTCATAAACGTTGTAAAAGTTTTCTCAGCAAGACCGCCTCTGAAATACCCAGGAAGATCTGTCGCATCAGCCATTGGCTGTGTCGTTTCTACTATATCATCAGCGTATTTAATAGCTTGTTTTTCTTCTAATCCATCAGCAATCGCAAGATCATAAGCTGAGTTCCAGACTGTAGTAACAGTTTTGCGATCCATCCATGAGATAGGACGCATACTAATTGGAGATAAACTTTTTCCTTTGAAGAATTTCCTAATATTCTTGTCATTATATATTGCCCGCAAATCTCGTTCCCAACTTCTGTTTCTGACCAGTGGAGATTTGGTTTTTGCTCTTTCCTCAAGCCGTTTAGCTACTCTGGGATCTGCCATAACATTTATAGTTTTAAGTATGGACGGGAGCATAGCAGGACGTTTGGCTACAGCATTAGAAAGTGAAATAGCTTGCTTGGGCATAACTGTTATTACTTTTGCGCCAAGTGTATAAATTATGGCGTTACGTCTGAGTTTTTTTATTCTTCGTTCAACACCGGTTGTATTATAATCAGATGTACCTCGTGCTGAATCAGCAAGCCACCTTTTGAATATCTTTACACCCTGGTCTTTAGTGGCGGCATTCAGATTTCTTTTGAATTTAGGATTCTCGATTAAACTATTAACTCTTTTAGCGGTTGGGGCAACATTAATAAATCGTTCAAGTGATCGAGATGCTTGAGATGTGATACTGAAAATATCAAGGTTTATATCTTTGATAGCACCGGTTCTCTTTATAACATGTTTTTTACCAGGTATGGTAAGACCGAATTGTGAAGTAAATTCTTGAAGAATGTCTGCGGTGCCTTCTTCATAACCTTTATTAAGGAGCATGGTAATATAGTTTTCTTCACGAACTACACCTTTAATATCAAGCTGATCAACAGTATCAAAAAATCGTGGCCCCATTGTATCGAAATATGCCCGATGTTGTCGATAGATAAACATAAGATCATCATCTTTTTCAACGTATTCTTGAATAGATTTAATCGCTGTATCAGGATCTATACCATCTTCTTTGAACATTGCCTCAATATCAGCACGAGCTTTTGGGTTTTGGGCCAGATAATAAATTCCAACATGTTCAGCATCAGACAATGGAAAATCTTTTACAATTTCTGGTTTGGCTTTTTTCTTAAACATCTTACCAACATCAATACCCTGTTCCTGAGCAGATTCTCGTAAACTCCACATCAACTGATTTGAAGCATCTTTGGCCCTTACAGTTGCAGCTTTTACAGGTTCTTGAATAATTCGTGAAAGGGAACCATCATTTTTATATCCATCTAACATACGGCATATATTTTTCATGCGGTCTTGATTGAGTAAATAAGATTGTCCTAATTCACCAATTTTATCAGCCGTTTTCAAAATACTGGATCTACGTCTAATAGCACCGCGAGATAGTGGTTTCTTGTAATGCTTTAATGATTGAAGTTGTTTATTAAGTTCTTTAATAGGTTGAAATACTTGTGCTACTTTATTCAAATCAATGTCAGCTTCATCAGCATCTTTACGAAGTTGCCACATGAAATCTTCTTTTTCTTGTAAATTCATATCAGCCATTGAACGCTTACCAGTAAGAGATTCCATATAACTTCTGCGTTCTTCTTCCTGCATACCAAGAACTTTAGGTAAAGCATGACCATACATGTTCAAATCCAGTTCATCCATAGCTTCTGGTATTGATTCAGATACTTTAGTACCCATTTGTATTCGTCCAGCACCACCAAGCACGCCGCCAGCTACAGCACCACCAAGAGCAGCTTCACCAAGACGTTCACCCAATGCCCAATAATCTATAGTACCATCTTCTTTTTTAGGATATTCACCCCTAAATAAAGCAGGAACACTAATAGAAACACCTTCTTGTAAGGCTTCTTCAATTCCTTCTTCAACCGAATGGCGTAAAATTTCTGCACCAAACTGCTTACCAGTTGTAAACATTTGTTTGTATGCTTTATCTTTGATAAGTTGTACAAAACCTTTAACAGAATATTTGCCAGCTTTATGAAATTTCATCAGTTGGCCGATTTGCAAGGCTTCAATACTGGCATTAATAGACCCTACAATTACACGTTCTCTTTGGGCTTGTCCTTCGGATGATCCACTTGCGATAGCTGCATCATAAGCGTTATCACCTTCAACCATAAACCCAACTGTGGCAGCACCGATTGGACCGACAGCATATCCAGCAGCCATAGCATTAGCCATATAAGGGATAGCTTCACCGATCACTCGACCAGCCCATGCACCAGTACCACCATGAGTCATAGCGAATCGTTCTTGAGCAGCTACAATGTTTGCTTTGACTTTTTTAAGTTGACCGGCGGCTTTTTCTCTTTCTTTTTTAGAAACAAGTGCGGGAGTAGTTGCCCATGTTGGCCTTGTACGGGCGAGCACTTCGGCAGTTCCTATAGCACCTTTAGCAACACCAAGTTCACTTGAAACAAGACCTTTGCCAAATTCAGTAACAGTACCACCAAGTAGAGTTGGTTCTTCCCACGTTCCAGTTGCACCAGCACCACGAAACTCACCTCCGGCTTCAGGAATAGATTCAGCTTTCCAAGCCTTAAATCCATCTGTTTCAATTTGTTTATTTTCAACCTGCCAGTCTTCGTATGCCATTAGTTCCAATACCCCAATGCCTTGCCTTGTTCATATGCTTCGCGGGTTCCCTGTGTACGCAGTTCTACTGCTGTTGGTTGTTGTCGTTGAATAGGTCCTGGTCGTTGTCGTGCAGGTTGCCGCCGAACAGGTTTCTTATAAGATTCAACAGCCTTATCACTGAATGTTCCACCAACAGTTCCAGGTTGAATTATTCTATGTTTAATACCAGGGACTCCAACGATTTCCATTTCACGTTCTTTTATTTCTTTTAGTTCTTGTTGCCAGAAACTTTGATTCTGTAAATCTTCTTCAGTAACATCACGCCAAGCACCTATTTCGCCTTCTTTTTTAGCAGGTAAACTGTAGTCAAGGAATTGTGTTTTACGTTTTTC